AATCATTATTCATAGTATTATTCATTGGTGTTGCTACTCCTTCAGCTTTTTCATAGTACCCACAGTCAGGTGTAAAACAATGTGCATGACCATCAGTGTATCGTGCTAGATTATTTTTACTTCCACATTTTGGACATGATTCGTGTCTTAAAAATTTACTTTCCATCTTTAACATTTTACCCCCTAGTGTATTGTTTCTTTATCTTTACCCATTACTGGCTGAAATATTTCATCACCCTGAGTAGGTGGCTCACCCATACTCAATGCAATAAGTTCTTGAGCAGTATCATTTAATGCGTTTTGCATTGTAAGAAAACCATAGTATTCTTTTTCAGCTTTCATTATAGCTGTAATAGATAATGCTCTTGCCATAAGATACACAGTCTCAGGCGAATCATACTTCTCAATTAAATCAAGAACCATAGTATGAAACTTTTTTATAATCTCTTCCTTTTGTTCTTTGGTTAAACTATTTTCCACTATCAACTCCTTCCATCATTTCAACAAAACCATTTATATCTTTCATTGGTACTTCCTTTATATTAGATTTACCACTAGCAGTTAAAACAAAGTCAGCAACTGAAGTTGGTATGTCATCATATGTTTTATACATTGTTGTTATCTCCTTCCTTAAAACCTTCCATTATTATTTGTCTTGATTTTAAGTCGTTATTATGAATTATATTTATTAGTTTGTCAAGATACCATCTAGCTTTTTTCAAATCTTCTAATGGCTTTCCCTTGTAATCGTACCTCCACATGTACTTTACAACATTAGCTTTTAAGTAACCAAGAAATTCTTTGTCACTCATTGATGCTTGTATCGCATCTATACATTCAATCCCATGTTTATTATAATGCTTGGGATTATTAACATTATCGTATTGGTTTATATGCGTGTCCATATTCTTTATCCTTTCTTTTATTACCAAACTCTTTTGGTGTTTCACATTTAACTGCCTTTATTTTATAAGGTGGTTTTGTTTCTTCATAAATTTTTATTACAGTTTTCTCACAGTTATCATATAACTTAGGTAAAACTTTTTGATGTATTTTATTGTCGTACTCAAACCATACTGTTATTAAAAAATATGTAAACATAATTCTATCCTGTTAAATATAATGTTATCATTAATGTTAATATAAAAAGTGCTATTAATTTATCTCTCATTATCTAATCTCCATTGGCATTGGTACTACACATTTTCTTTCCTGCACTGGTATGTACTTAGGGTCAACTGGTACACCTTTAATAAGGTCTTGCCTTATCATATGATGTTCCCAACCAATGCATATATATCCTGATGAACTAAGTTTACTTCTGTCAATATCTCTAGCTTTAAATTCTTCTTCAGCTATCACACTAACATTTTTACAGTCAGGTAATTCTCTGACAAAGAGTTCAACATCACCTACTGGTGAAGAGAAAGTTAGATATAAAGCTACCATTTCTTTTATCATTTATCTAGTTCCTTTCTTACACACTTTTGTTTATAATACACATTACCTAGTAGTGTAAGACTAGGGTTCTGTGGGTCAGGTTTTTTCTTACCAACATACTCCCATACACAAGTCATAGTCTTGTTATTGTTTGCTCGTTGGTGAAAAAAATCAAAGTTATCAAGGGTATAGATGTTAAATACTATACCAAGTATTAATGTTTCAACTCCCATTATTATTCCTTTCTATTATTAATATACATATACAACTTGTGGTAGTGGTGTATAATCTATTCTTCTATCCACATGAATAAAAGTTCTAGCTACACCCACAGTCCAACCTAAATCTATTGCTCGTTTAATTAAGTCTTTTCTAAAGACTGAATTAGGTATAGCAATGTCAACTGCACAAGTATCTGTGTCCCATTTATCATTACCAATTTTATGGAATGAGTTAGGACTTGCAGGATAGCCACGACTTTTTAACCAGTCGTTGTGTTCTTGTGAACGACAACAAGAAGTTATCTGTAATGGTTCACCCATATTATCTCTTAAATTTATTAAACAATTTAAGAAACCTTCAGCTAAAATAATATCTTTAGATGTAGGACATTGTAATTCCTTTTCACTAAAGTATTTATTTTCGTAGTAGTTTAATGTTTGCATTATCTATTTCCTTTCTTAGTTCTTTAATTCTTTTATAAGAATTATATAGTTGTTTATTTAATGTTTGTATTTCTTGTATGTATAAGTTTTTGTTTATCATTTTTTATTTACCTTTCATAAAGACTTATAAAACAATTATACAATTTTTGTATAACTTGTGTCAAATTTAAAATGCAATAGTCAAATTACTGACACAATTTGTTGTATGATTACAACAATTATTTTTTCTTCCTCCAATCTCTTTTGTCACCTCTTGGTGTTTGTATTTGTTTCTCACAAGCATAGCCACTATGTGTAGTGATAACCATTTTTTCTTTATCAGTACAAGTATAATAACATTTAACTCCATCTTCACCTTGAAATAGTTTTTTTTCCTTTGTTAATCTACAAGTTATAAAGTATTGGTTTCGTTCATCATAAAGTTTACCTTTACCAGTCCACTTATAACTCCAACTCTTTGCATCAACAACCAAAGATAAGTATATTATAATAGTTAATATAATTTTACTCATCATATGTTTCCATATAGTCTTGTATCTCTTCTCGTGTCATAAGATTGACAAGTATTGGTGTGTCTTCACCTATGTACGCACCTGCAATGTTGAAGTCTATAAATTCTTTTGCATCTTCATAAGACATATCGTCCCTCTTAACCAGTTTGGTTATCATTCTGTGCTTATCATAGATAAATACATCTACCATACCACTGCGTGTACCTACACCTATGATACAATCATCATAATCGTCCCATATTTTCATTACTCACTCCCTTCATAAGCATGTGTTACATTTATATCAATTCTATCATCCATAGAATTATCAACACTCTCTATGTGTAATATTTCCCCATCATCCATGTAGCAACCCACATATAAATCTGGGTCACAGCATTGTAATAGTCTTATAAGTTCTTTAACTTTCATTACTCAATCCTTTCTATTGTTAGAGAGTGCCTATACTCAGGTTCAGTATTAGCATCTATAAACTTTGTTTGTATTTTTAAGCCATACTTTTTTAATAAAGTATTAATAATTTCTATTCTCTCTTTAAATCTTTCAGAGTCATAGCTATCATTAAAACCTATTTCTATTAGGTCTTCTATCTTAATGAGTTTAATAAATTCATATGCTTTCATTACTCACTCTCCTTTAAATAATTTTCTCTTTGTTCTGTTGTTTTAAACCACTGAACATCTATTATTTCTTCTCCATCATAGGTATATATCCCATGTATATATCCTTTATTATCTTTATTAGTATCATAAAATATATCAAGTTCTTCATCATACCAATTTACTAATCTTATCATCTATCTCTCCTTTCTTTTATTGCAAGTTGTCGTAGCCATTCATTGCCACCAAAAGGGAAAGCTATAAAACATTCCTGCAAAAACTCTGCGTGTTTTATACCTATGCTTTTGGCATACACAACTTCTATTTTTCTATAATCTCCCTCATCTCTATCTCCCCCAACCAAATCTATGATTAGGTTCTCTTCATCAGTCACATCAATGTCATCTTGATGTATGAGATAGTCATTGTACTCATTGAAACCATCAATGATTTTATATTGTACTAATACTGGCATTTTACACCTCCTCGTGTTTAATGTTTAATGCTTCGTGTATCTTAGCCATAGCATAAGTTACTTCGTTCCATTGTTCGTCATTGCTCTCAATACCCTCAGATATACAGTCCTCTCTTGCCATATGTAAGACCTCCCAAACTGAGGACAAACTTTTAACTAATTCATTTCTGTCTTTAGTCATCATCTTCCTCCTTATCTAAATCAAATCTAATCCATACTGATGCACCTGCTTCGTCTTCAAATCGTTGCATCTCTTCCCAGTCAACTGGTGAGTATACTTCTAACCATCTGATAAACTCTTTAAATGTTTTAGGTTCAGTCATCTTCCAACTCTCCTTTCTCGTACTCTATTGCTTCTTGTAATGGTTGTTGCATTGCAGTTAATATTATATGTTGAGCAGACGCAACTGAAGGTGCAGTATCGTGTATGAATTGCACTGATACATCTGCCAGAGCACACGCAATGTCAAAGCCATGCGTCTTTCTTTTGATATGTTTGTTAATTACTTTCTCTAAGTCCTTAGCTACAATGTCCACATCAAACTCTGCATCTATAACTTTAGTTTTCTTTTTCTTTTTAGTTTTAAAATCAATTACATCACACATAGTCATAGTCCTTTCTTAGTTTATCTATTACTTCATCTGGTTGTTCAACAATAGATTCTATTAGTCCCACATCTTGAACATTGGTAGGATTATCAAAGTTTAATTCATCATAATCCCCTGCCCAAACTTTTTCTTCAGCTTCTTCTTCAGAGTCAGCTTCTACTATACATTGCCATTCAGCAGTAGCATAGGTTGTCACAAGATATTTTTTCATTGGTCTTTTCCTTTCTGCCATTTATTTATTAATGCAAATAAATTATTAGCACATTCTTGTCTACCATAATGAATGAAGTCATCTTTGTTTTCACAAAAATTTTCATCACACAGTTCAGTATTTTCTATTTCGTTTCGTAACCATAATTTTATTTTATATAAAACTATGGTTTCTTCTTCTATTAATTTATTATTTGATATAGTCATAGCTATACTCCTTTCATTTTAGTTACTGTATCATAGAATCTTGGATTCTCCAAGATAAATTCTTCACCATCTTGATAAAATGTAATCTCTTCATTATCATAAGCATCATCAATGATGAACTCGTCCACACCCATATCAAGCAACTGATTTTCAGTCATTTGTCTGCGTGTTTCTTCTGCCACATTTATTAATATAAACTTTTTATTGTTCATAGTTATACTCCTTTGTATCTGTCCCAAAGTTTTGGGTGTTTGTTTTTCATAGCTTGGAATAATCCTTGCCCATTATAATTGCCATACTTATCTTCATTGTCAATAAGTATGTCTGCCAATGCGTGTAAATCACTTACACACATACCTTTAATAAGTGTTGCCACTTTTCTTATGTCCCTTTTAGACATAGTGTTCATTGAGCCAATCATATTATACTCCTTTCATAAATTTATTATAAATTTGTTGACCTAATTCTTGCTTACCAAGAACATTACACAAAGAATTTATGTACCCTACATCATAGGCAATAGTATTGTATTGTCCTTCTTCAGTAAGAGTTTCATAGTCTTTGTTTAATTCTTTATAAACTTCAGCAATAGTATTTCTTATTTCTTTTTCTGTATAGAACATAGTCATAGCTTTACTCCTTTCTATATTATTTCTATGCGATTAAATTTACCACCTTTTACAAAGTTATGTAATGAAGATAATATATTATTATAGTATTTATCATCTTCATATATATCTAAATCTAAATCTTGCATAAGATTTTCAATTACATACTTATAACCATCTTTATCTAATTCCATATTATAAAATTTTTCATAATATTTAATATATCTTTTGACATCTGATGTTTTAATTTTTAAATATTGTTTAGTCATAGTCATAGTCCTTTCTATATTGGTAGCACTTGGTTACTATGCCATAAGGCATATATAGCTAGACCAAATGCTAATATTAATTTTAATAATAATCTATCATACATA